GAGTTTTATTATTAAGCCAGAAGTAGGAAAGATGCTGATGTTCCCTAGCTGGCTAACGCACATGGTTTACCCTTTTGAGGGTGACGGAGAACGGCGTACAGTCGCTGCAAATTTAAATGTATGGAAGGTGGCAGAAGATGGAACCAGACACTAAAGAAGTTGTAGAAGAAACTGAGGTTGTAGAACTTCCTCCTAATCCTGAAATGCTTACTGCTCGTATGAATGAACTTCGAGAAGAGATTGGGCAGATTACAAACGTAATTAATGCTAATCAAAAACAACTAGATACTTATGTAGCAGCATTTAACTGGTACTCACAACAGCTAGAAGTAGCTAATACGGAGCAACATTAATGGATTTGATTGCAGATCTACTCATATACGCTAGTCTTTTTGTAACAGTGAGTAGTGCGATCTGTGCGGTCACACCTACGCCCAAGGACAATGAGTTCATGGGTAAGTACATATACCCTGTGCTTGAAACAATCGCGCTTAATATTGGAAAAGCCAAAGAAGGCACCACCACAAACCCAATTAAGTTTGTTAAAAGGTCGGACTAATGGACGAGGCGCAAGAGGCTTTGAGTGAAATAAAAGCACATCAAAGAGAATGCGCAGTTCGATATGAACATATTGAGAAACGTCTTGATGAAGGATCAGAAAAGTTTAAAAGACTAGAAAGACTGATCTGGGGCGTTTATCCATTTATTGCTATTAGCATACTTGCTACAAAGTTCTTATGAAAAATGAAAGGCGCAATCTTAGCCTTTATGCTAATAACAGTCGTAGAGGGAAATGTTGTTGATGGCGCTGAGAGTATGTTGTTTAGAGACATTCACCGCTGCCAGCAGTTTGCTTACTGGATAGAACATAATTGTAGGGATTCCAGGTGTAGAGGTGGGATCAAACAACACAACATAACAGCCTACTGTAAACCAGTTATGGCTGGAGCTAATCAGAAGTTTTGGGATTAATAATGAGTGTATACAGCGGGTTATTTTATATTCATGAAGAAAAGAGATTTGCTCGATGGGATGAGTACATGGAGTTTTATCGTCAACAAAGACTAAAAGATAATGACTAAAAAACTACAACAAGATTCAGTCTGGGCTAAATATGATATTGACCAGGACGGCACAGTTTCCGATGAGGAGCTTGAGCGAGCAACGCAAATGCTGGAATTGGATCTACGAGAACAGAAGCAAGACTCTCAAAGACGCATTGCTTGGGTAGCTATGTCCTCAATGGTGTTGTATTCGCTATTACCTTTATTACCTTTCGTACCACAAGAACGCCTCGCAACCTTGTCTTCTCTAAGTGATATGTTGTTCCTTAGTCAGGCTTCTATTATAGGTCTTTATTTCGGCGCTACGGCCTATATGTCGCGTAAACCGTAGAGGTTTACCATGATATTTGAATCGATTGTAGCCATAACCTCGGCGGTGTCGGCTATCAATGGTCTTTTTCAGCAGGTCGAAGATGGTACTAAAAACGTCCAAACGCTGCTAGGACATCTAGGTGCTATTTCTAGCGGCATCGATAAGTATGAGATTGAAAGACGCAACTCGTTAACTGCTCCGCTCGATGGCGAATCAGCGATGAGACTCTCAGCGCAAAAAGCTCGCCTTGAAAGATATCATGAGAATCTAAAATTACTTAGCAATATGAACTCAGAGGCGGCTCGTGTTATTGATGCGTATTTTGAAGAGTTAGAAGCTCAGAAACAAAGGCATCGTCAGAGTGTTAAAGAAGCAATAGAAAAGCAAAAGCGCCGCAAGCAAATGCTCAAGGACATTAGTCAGTATGGAATTTTAATTATTTTGGCCGTAACTGTTGCAGTTGTGACGGTTACTTTAGTTATTAAACTATTTGGAAAGGGGCTTTAATATGGATGTAGGAGCATCAACACCCACAAACCAGGTTGCTTGGAGGCAGGTAGCTGAACAAAAGTACCAGAAACTGGTAGAGAATCTTCAAGTTGAAGAGCAGAGACAGAGAGTAGAACAGCTAGAGACTACGCTGTATATTGCTAAAAACAATAAGGTGCAAATGGAACAAGCTAGAAAAGAAAACACTATTAACTTTCTGGTATAGAACATGGGATTAAAACTAAGCGCAGGATTGGGGATTGCTTTAGTGCTTTTAGCCGGTTCTTTTAAAATGTATTACGATAAAACACAGGCAGAAATTGAGTCGTTTCATCTACAGCTAGAGCAATCAATCCAGAACCAAAAAACGCTTGAAGGCACGATTGAGCAACAAAACGAAAACTTAAAGCAAACTGTTGAGAACCAAGAGCTGATGGTGGCGCAAGTTGAAAAGCTAACCAAAGAAAACATGATGGCTCAAAACGAGGTCACTGATATTAGAAAAAAGTTCTCTCGGCATTCCATGGATGTATTGTCCGTCAGGAAGCCGAAATTGATAGAGAATATTATCAATCGCGGTACGAGGTCAGTGTTAAATGACCTTAAAGCTATCACCGATGAAACTCAGTTCGATGAAAATACTGATATTCCTGATCCTACTGCTGGTTAGCGGTTGTTCTATCCTTGGCTCAAGTCGGGATATACCTGAAGTTGCGCCTGTGGAAGTAGTTACAGTGGTTAAAAAAGCACCAACGTATCACCCTCCTCTGCCCAACAGTATTGACTCTTTGCCTGTTGAATGGACCGTGTTAAATCCAGAGCTCATGCAAGAGTATCTAGATGATTTGAACGAAGGCAAAGCACCAACCAATGTATGGTATTCTCTAACGACCAAAGGATATGAAAATCTTTCTACCAATATGGCAGAGGTAAAAAGATATTTGCGTCAAGTAATTAGTATTTTAAAATACTACCGCGAACTAGACAAAGAGGAGCCTGAGTCTAATGAGTGAACAATTAAGAGAAATGTTAAGAAGGCATGAAGGTGTACGAAACTTCGTTTATCTGTGCAGTGAAGGGTACGAAACAATAGGCGTAGGCCGCAATATCGCAGACTCTGGCTTAGGTCTCTCTGAGGATGAAGTAGATTACCTTTTAGATAACGATATTAAACGAGTAAAGACAGAGTTGAGTGATGAGTATTTTTGGTTTGGTGCGCTCAATGAAGCGCGTCAAGAAGCCATGATAGACCTGTCTTTTAACCTGGGACAAACTAGGTTGAGAGGATTTAAAAAAGCACTTGATGCTATGTCTACAGAAGATTTTGATAGAGCCGCTGATGAGTTCATGGATAGCCGATGGAGTGAGCAGGTAGGGAATCGAGCGACAGAAGTTACTGAGATGATCAGGACTGGAGAATACCAGTAATGCCTCTTCAAAAGTTTTTATTTAATCCTGGGATCAACAAAGAAGGCACTGATTATACAGCCGAAGGTGGATGGTTTGATGGGAACTTGGTTCGTTTTAGGAGTGGGTTCCCTGAGAAAATAGGAGGGTGGCAAAAAGCCATTACCGATTCTTATGAAGGCACTGGTCGAAAATTACTTGGCTGGGTTAATTTATCAGGTACAAAGCTTCTTGGCCTTGGCACTCGAACCAAGCTTTATATACAGGAAGGAGATGACTTTAATGACATAACTCCTATTAGATCTACTACTTCTGCTGGTGACGCAGTGTTCGCTGCAACAGATGGGTCAAGCACGCTTACCATAACTGATGCTTCTCATGGGGCTACTACTGGTGACTTTGTTACATTCAGTGGAGCAGCAAGCCTTGGCGGTGTTGTTATCGCGGCTGTGCTTAATCAAGAATATGAAATCGATTCTGTCCCTACCGCAAATACTTACACCATAACTGCGAAAGATACTTCAGGCGCTACGGTTACCGCTAACAGTAGCGACTCTGGCAATGGTGGAGGCTCTATTGTTGCAGCTTATCAAATTAATTCTGGGCTAGATGTTTATGTAGATGGTACTGGCTGGGGTTCTGGAACATGGGGCCAAGGGACTTTTGGCTCTAGCAGTGCGTTAAGCGATTTAAATCAATTACGCCTATGGTCTATGGATAGCTTTGGAGAAGATCTTATTGCTTGTCCAAGGGCTGGCAGTATTTATTACTGGGACACTAGTGCAAAAACATTAGGAACAGACAGGGCTGTTGCGTTAAGCGAATTAAGTGGAGCCAATCTTGCTCCAACTAAAGGGCTACAGGTTCTTGTTTCTGATGTAGATCGACACGTTATTGTATTAGGTGCAGATCCAATTAGTGCAAACGCCCGTTCTGGTTCGATCGATCCATTACTAATTGCTTTTTCAGATCAAGAAAACCCAGCAGAGTGGGAGCCAACAGCAACAAACACTGCTGGATCTTTAAGATGTTCTGCTGGTTCTGAAATAATCGCTGGTCTTAGAGCCAGACAAGAAACATTAATCTGGACTGACGTTGCTTTATACAGCCTTCAATTTATTGGCACCCCATTAACATTTGGATTAAACCTAGTCAATGAGGGAGTTAGCCTGGTTGGGCCTAATGCTGCGATTAACACGCCATCTGGTGTGTTTTGGATGGATAAGAAAGGGTTTTATACTTACACCGGAGCGGTTAGTCCTGTGCCTTGTAGCGTACATTCTTATGTATTTGATGACTTAGAAGAAGGCCAAGCGTATCAATTCTTTGCTTTTTTAAACAAACAGTTTAATGAGGTAGGCTGGTTCTATTGTGCTTCTGGTTGCACTACTCCAGATAGATATGTCACTTATAACTATGTAGATCAAACTTGGAGCATAGGCCAATTAGAAAGAACTGCTTGGCTTGATGAAGGGATTGTTTCATTCCCAAGAGCAGCAGGCAAATCAAGTAGTACGAACTACATCTACCAACATGAAACTGGTAATGATAATGACGGAAGCCCAATGGACAATGTGTTTATTGAGTCTGCTGACTTTGACATTGGTGATGGAGAAGATTTTCAATTCATTAAAAGAATGATCCCAGATGTTAAGTTCACTGGTAATGGCGGTAGTGATCAACAAATTAATGTTGTTTTAAAACAACGTAATTATCCTGGGAACTCTTTAACTACAGACCAAACTACAAGCTTTACAGCGACAACATCAAAGATTGATATGAGGGCTAGAGCTAGGCAAGCGGCTTTAAGATTTGAATCTGATGATAATGCGTCCGTTTCTGCAAGAGAAGGAGTTGGGTTTAGAGTTGGCGGTACTCGACTTGATATTAGGCCAAATGGTAGAAGATGAGCAAGCTATTAAAAGGTAAGCTGCCCTATGTTCCTATCTCTGAAAGCGTAGACAGTAATACTTTCAATAAAACTGTACGCCTTTTAGAACTAAGCCTTGATGCATTTGATCCAGACAACACTCCTCAATTCACAAGACCAGAGCGAGATCAATTAAAATTTGTTGCTGGAGATATCATTTGGAATGCTTCAGAAAACCTTCTTCAGGTGTATGATGGAGATAATTGGGTTAGTCTTTCTCAAGAACTCCCATATACAACAGACCCGCTAGAGGCTACTGGCGAGGTGGGTGTAGTACAAGTAATCAACAAAGGTTCAATAGTGGTGAATGTATGACTAAGTTGTGTGCAAGAGGAAAAGCAGCAGCAAAGCGTAAGTTCAAGGTATACCCAAGTGCGTATGCAAACGCTTATGCAAGCAAGATTTGTGCAGGAAAAATCAAAGATCCTTCTGGTGTAAAGCGCAAAGACTTTAAAGGGCCGAAGCCAAAATCCCTTAAGGGAGGTGGGTTTGTTGCGAAACGAGCTAGGATAATAGGTCTGACATGAGTCTAAAAGACTGGTTTGGCAAAGGCTCAAAAGGAGATTGGGTTGACATAGGCGCGCCAAAGAAAAAAGGTGAGTTTCAATCGTGTGGCAGATCTTCAACCAAGAGCTCTAAAAGAAAATACCCTAAGTGTGTGCCTCGATCAAAAGCTAAATCAATGACGGCTTCTGAGCGCACAAGCGCAGTAAAAAGAAAAAGAGCAAAAGCCCAAGGGGTGGGTGGTAAGCCCACCAATGTAAAGACTTTTGCTAAAGATGGTTGTTTTGTTACCAAAAGGAATCATCGAGGGTGTGGCGCAGTAATGCCAGATCGCAGAAAGAAGACAAGGTATAGCTGATGTTTAGACGTTATGCACAAGAATTTAATGGCGGTGGCGAAGCTAAGAAAAGAAAGCGCGACAATATGCCAAAACGGAACAAGGAAAACTTCCGTTCTACTGAGTCTGGTGCTGGTATGACGGAGAAGGGTGTTGCATCTTATCGAAGACAAAACCCTGGCAGTAAGTTAAAAACAGCTGTAACTGGTAAGGTTAAGAAAGGAAGCAAAGACGCTAATAGAAGAAAGTCTTTTTGCGCACGATCGGCAGGTCAAATGAAGAAGTTTCCTAAAGCTGCTAAAGATCCTAACTCAAGACTAAGACAGGCGCGAAGGCGTTGGAAGTGTTAGTTTATTTCAATATACTAAAGGTTTATTTGTAAATGGCGAATCAAATGAAAAAGCGTCCTATGCAGAAACAAGCGGAGCGTTTGGCTGCGCAAGGTCGTTACGGAGATTCAATGCTGGTTCATATGAATCCAGTAGAAGTTGAAGGTATTGCTGCTTTAATGCCTGGTGGAAAGTTAACAACAAACCCCAAGACTGGTCAACCAGAAGCTTTTTGGCCAATTGTAGCGGCTGCTATTGGAGCAGTTAAAGGTGGTATTGACGCTAGGAACCAAAAGAAAGATGCAAAGAAAAGAACCGCAGCAATTGAATCAAGACAAATACCTTTTGATGAATACACCGCGAGGCAATTGGGTCAAATAAGAGGACACTCTGCTTTTGATTTGCCAAAAACTTTAGCGGATTATGATGACCCATCAAAGGCTACCTTTCTCCCAAGTGGAACCTCCACTGGAATAAATGTTGATTACCAAAGAGCGCCAGGAGCTATGTATGCAAATGTTCCTCCCAGCGCAAATCCTTTTGAAATGGGGCCGCTCCCGAAACGAATAACACAACCTCCGGTAACTTCAGATCCAATTGTTGATGGGAGCGGAGGCACAGGGTCAGCTGGATCTTCTGATGTTAGTGGTCTTGGCCCAGACATTGACCAGTTGGTAGCAATTAATGCATCAAGAAGAGAGTTGGGTCTTCCTGAGTTTGAAACAATGCAAGATCTATATGACGAGATTGCAGATATAACAGAACGTGGGCCAGGTATAGCGCCTGGGTTACCAATGTTGGCTAATAAGGGTGGCGCTGCTTCTTTAAATGAAGCAGGGGAATCACCAGGAATGATGAATAAAGTTCTTGGAGGTATAGGAAATATTCTTGGCGGTGCAGGTTCTGGAAACAACGAACTAGAAAGCATGACTAGAGAGGAGCTTATTGAATATATAAAGTCTCTTTCTAGGGATGGATCTAGTCCTAGAACTATGGATGTTGTTGGAAGAGATTCTGGCGGTAAGCCAGGATATGCTCCTACAGCTGGTGGTGGATTGTCCGATCACGCTGGAATGTTTAGTAAGGAAAATGTTGCCCAGCTTTTGGGGAAGGCTGATGGTGGTCTAATGGCATCTCCGGTTTATATGGCTCAAGGCGGGGAAGGATTTGCTAATCTTGGCGCTCATATTGCTTCAAGCATGCCTGCCTTTAGTGGCGCTCGCCAACTTGGCCTGCAAATGCAAGGAAAATTAAAAGGTGATTTAGGGCAAATGGATACCGCTGGTGGCCCTGGCTATAACACAGTAGGCACAGAAGAATATGAGTCTAGGCAAAGACCTGTAAAGGCTGCTGCTAGGAGAAAAGCCAGACGAGAAAGACGCGCAATCAGAAGACAAGAACGTGCAGACAGAAGCCAATCTAAAGCATCAAGCACAGCAGAAACTCCTAACGAAAGTAAAACACAAAGTTTTCCAAGGTTAAGAGGCATGGCAGATAAAATTGAGAAAGCTCGACAACGTCTGGCAAATAAACAAGAAGCTACAGATGCTGCTAATGCTTACGCTAGATCTATGGGAGTTCCAGAGGCACAACGTGGAGGATTTCCTGCAAGAATTCGCGCTTCTGATGAAAGAATTAATCAAGTAATCCGAAACAGAGCTCCTTTTATAGGAAGAGGGATTGATTTTCTTGAAGGTCGAGGTGGAAATCAAGGCGAGGGCAATACAGGTCGTATTTTAAGAGGAATATTATCTCTATCAGGATATGCTGACGGCGATATGGTAGAGAAATTTCCTAGAATGAATGGTCCTATCTCTGGACCAGGCACTGAGACATCTGATGACATACCAGCCATGTTGAGTGATGGCGAGTTTGTTGTTAACGCCAAAGCTGTTAGAGGAATCGGTCGATTGAACGGCGCTAATAAGACCAAGGAAGAACAAAGAAGAGAAGGTGCAAGAATGATGTACGCATTGCAACAGGCTGGCGAAGAAGCCAGTAGGAGATCTTAATATGGCTACAACTGAATCAATTCAACAAAGCGCGCCATATCTTGCTCCTGAGTTTTCAAGACAATTCCAAGACCCAGCAGTTGAAATGGCAAGCCGCCGAATGTTGGAATCTTATTTCGGCCCAGACGGATTAATCTCTCAACAAATACCTGTACCTATTCAACAAGTTGCAGGGCTATCTCCTCAAGAAATACAAGCTAGAAATCTAGCGCAAGGGCTTGGTGGCTTTGGCCAACAGTTAGCAGAAGCACAAGACTTTTATCGACAAGGCGCTCAAGGGTTTGACCCTTCGACCGCAGGCTTGTTTGGTGATCCAAGAGCTAGAGCTTTGTATGAGCAAAGCCTGGGTTCTTATGACCCCCGTACCGGCCAACAATATATGGACCAAGAGGCTAGGCAAATGATGCGTGGCGCGGCAGGCGACATACAAGGCGCACAAGCTGGCATTGGTCGTGAAGTTGCTGGCGCACAAGGCGATATGAGGGCTGCTGGATTTGGTGCAGAACAAGAAGCTATGCTCGGCCAGAGAGGAATACTAGATGCAGCTAGAGGTATAGCTGGTCAAGTAGGCAGAGCGCAATCTGGTGCAGGCGAGGCAACTCAAAGAGCAAGGGCAGAGACCGCTGCGGCAGGAAGAGATTTAAGA